ACCATGTTTAATAACAATAGTTGGAACAACAGCGCCTAAATCAGCGCCAGTTGCTGTAACTTTGTGAAAAAACTTAGGTCCTTCTACCATTGAACCAGAAGCTCCGGACATCTTTACTAAAGCATCAAGCCATGCAGACTCAAGTTCAGCTTCAGTAAAAGAATATTCGTTGTTTGTTCCAGGTTGAGCATAAGTAACAGCTGTTTTAAGTAATACCGCTTCATCAGCAACACCACCACTTCCAGCAACAATAGCGTAAGTAATGTCTACTGTTGCCTCGGCTGTAGCACCACTACCAGAAATAGCAGCAACTACTTCTACCATGTTGTCACAGTTTACAAGAACTTTGTTACTTGCACCGTTAGATAATTTTAAATATCCCATAATTTCTATTCTTTTAAATGTTAATAATTAATTATGCTCCTTTGAATAACACGAAGTTATTAGCAGCTTGAGTAACTAAACATCTTTCAGATAAGAAATTAACTCTCATTGTATCTAAGTCAGAAGTGTAAGCACCACCAACAGATCCAGTGATCCATGTTTTATATCTTCTATCTTCAGTTTCAGAAGCTCTATATCTTACATGTAAGAAAGGACGTCTGATGTTAACACCTAACATTTGGTCATATACTGTAGTAGTTCCAGCAGGAATTAATACACCATCGATTTCATTATCTAAACCTCTTGTTGTAGCGTCATTTAAGTATTTCCAGTCAGTTTTGTAGAAGTCATAAGAACCTCTTCTAAAACCAGAAAAACCGAAGTTTAATGCCATATCTTCTTCGTTGTCAAAAAGACCGTAAGAAGCAGCTTGAGTAGAAGCATAACCTCCACCTGCCATAGCACCAATCATATCATCAAAATCAAGAGCAGTAGCTCTAGATAAGAACAACATGTTTTCTTCAATAGCACCTTGCTTATCTAACTGCTTAAGAATAGCGTCAAAATCAGCTAACGCACCTGAACCAGGAGCAGCAGCACCAGCAAAACCAGAGTATATATTACCTCTTGCTTCGATAGCAGCGAATAAACCTTGTGTACCTTTTATAGCTTGTGCATTTCCACCAGGAGTAAACTGTGCAGATCCAGTAGGGAAATTAGCAGCGTTAGCATTTAATTCACCTTCAACCATAGACATTTCTAAGTAATCATCAAATCTAAGTCTAGTCTCAGACTCAGCTTTTAGATACCATAAATATCCTGATGTTCCTGCTTCAGTAGCAACTTCAATCCACCCAATTTGAGCAGTATCAGAACCACTTATCTCGAAATTATCTTTCATGATAATTGGTCTGTTGCTATGTGTTGTAGGAACAGGAGTAATAGCTTGCTTCATTCCGTCACTTCCTTTTGGAAATTCAGAACCATATACAAATAAGCTACAAGTACCACCAGTTAAAGCAGCAGCTAAAGCACCTCCTTCATAAGCGTGACATTCTAACGTATAACCATCAGTAGTACCATTATCAGTATTAGACAATACTAAAGCTTTAAGTGTTACTAATCCAGTAGCATTGTCAGAAATTAAAATTGTGTTACCAACTCTAATACCTGAGCTAGCTGGGTTACCAGCACCTTTAGTAATAGTCACTCTAAATTTAGGAAAAGCAACACCACCAGGTTGAGCTACAGCACAATTGTTATAAGCTACGTGTAATCTATTTTGTTCAGTCCAAATAACTTGGTCTGATGTCATAGGCATTTCAGCGCCTACCATTCTTAAAAATCCGGCTAACGTTCTGTTACCGTATATTTCTACTTCCTGCTCATAAAGCTCAGGTAAGTATTGTTGAGTCCAAGTCGAAAAGTTAGTATCGTGGAAGTCAATAAAATTGTCTTGAACGACCTGCTTTTTCGGCATTGGAACGATTGAGGCTGGAAAAGCCCCTCCAGATAAACTCATTTTATTTTTATTTATTTGTTTTTATTTTTCGTTGTATTTTTAACTTAGAGCTATCAACACCTGAAATTGCTTTTACTTTAAATCCACCCAACATTACATCGCCTTCAGACGCTGGCGTCCTAGACTCTACGTTTATGTTTTTAGATTTGGCTACTACATCTTTAACAGCATCGGCCTTGCCTTGCTCATAAAAATGCTTTGCTATAGTATCTGCGTTTTCTGCTGCGTAAATAGCTTTATGATAACCAACATGATCTTTTACACTTCCATCTTCGTTTAAGAACTTCTTAACAAAATGAGATAAGTTTGATTGGCTCTTGGCAACCTCCTGAGGATTTGAAACTCCATATCTAAATCTTTTTTCTCCAACATTAAATTCAAAACCTTTGAACTCATTAGAGAACATTTGATTAGTTCGCTTTTCAAAATCAGCATGTTGCTTTGTTGCTATATCTTGCTCTTTGTTATATCTATTGAAAAAGTCCATTGCTTTCTGTTGCTCTTGAGTAACGCCCGGTCTCAACTTGATCTCGTCGTAATATTTACTCTTTGTTTGCTCTAGAAAGTTACGTGCTTTAGCAATTTCTTCTTTGTAAGCGAGCTTCTTTTTCTTTACGCCTCGCTCATCATCCACATCTTCATCCCAGGAAAAATTGTCTTCTAGTATAAAATCAACTTCCTCTCTGTTTAAATGTGGTTTAGTTTGTTTATAATATTCTCTTAGTAAAACATCTTCATCAATATTAGTATAGTCAGCATTTAATCTAACATAATCATTGATATTACCACCTGTTTCTTCCATAAAAGAAACTAACTTTTCGATATTTTCAGGTAACGGTTTTCCTGTTACTCTTTCATCTCTTACAGCTTCTTTTAATTCTTGTTCTACAACTTTAGTTTCTTCTTTTATTTCTTCTTCAGTTATTTCAGATACTGGACTTACACTTTCTTTGGTAGGTTTTTCTTCTTCGTGTGTTTCTCCCACTTCTTGCAGTCCCAGCTTTTGTTCTTCTTTCGTCTCATCAGACTGTAACACAACTTTCGTTGTTTCTGGCTCTTGAACGGCATCTTCTTCTTTTTTAGTTAAATCTAGTTTTACTACTTCAGGTGTTTTTTCACCTATTTTTCTAGGCCTACCTGGTTTTTTCTTTTTTACTTTTAAACCTTCCTTTTTTTCGTCTACAGGTAGGTCTACTTTTTCTTTCTTTGACATAATATAATATAATAGTTAATAAAAATTACTGTGGAGCAAATTGCTCTAATCCAAATCCACCAAGGTTGTCGTTACCTGCGGATTCAAAGTTTGTTGGTAATAAATCATTTTTCTTTTGATCTATCATTTGACTCTGTTGAGTACCTATAATTTTAGCTCGTTTGTCTTTACGATCTTCAATAAAATTTTCTTTATTTCTTTCAGCTTCGCCTTTAGCCCTGGTCAACTGTATGTTAAAATCAAATTCAATCTGCATCAACTGTCTTTTAATTTCAGCCTCTCTTTCCATACGTTGTATTTCAAACTGAGATTTGCCTTGTTCAATTTGCAATGTAGTTTGAGCTAGAGCTTCATTTTTTTGAACTTCTGCCATGGCTGTTCTTTCAGCTGTTTCTGCTTGAGCAGCGGCTTGAGCTTGAATATTAGCTTGTTGAGCTTGTTGATCTTGCGCTTGCTTTTGCTTTCTTCTTTGTTTTAACAATTGATTAGCAAGTTTTAAATTATTAACCTGTCTAATATCAATAGCATCTTCTAAATATATTTGCCCACCTTGTAAAGCTACTTGAATATTCTGTTCTAATTGCGCTTTCTCTTCTTCATCAGGTACTAACTCTAAGAATATTCCAAAATCATATAAATGTAAATTAAATATATCTTCAAGCGTTCCTACATTATAAGAGCTTATACTAGATTTTAAAGCGTCTCTAGTTAAATCAAACTCTAAACAATCACCAACTCTAAGTGCAATGTTTTCACACGTTCTAAGAGTTAAATATAAACTAGCTTGTACAATATGTCTAGTAGCAGTATTGGAATTAGCAATAGCTAATTTTTGTAATCCAACTAAAGAATCACTAGCTGGTGTACTTCCGTCTCTAGCTTCATTAAGACCTGTTACATCTCTTATCATTTGTAAATAATACTGGTAAGTCTGTATAAGTCCTTGTATTTTACTCATGCCACTAGACGTGGATAATTCTTGTATAGGTACTTTTCCAGGGTTTTGACCACCATCTTGAGTCATAGATCTACCAACAATACTACCAGTTTGGAAATACATGTTTAATGCTTCTTGTGGATTATAACTAGTTCCACTACCTAAATCTATTTCTGCTAAACCATCAGCATCTAAATACACACCATCAGGAACTATTCTAGACATGACTTGTTGTAGTTTTAAATGCGTTAATTGAATCATATCTGCAAAACCAGTGATACGAGATACTAAAGATTCTATACGCCCTTTATACATCCTAGGAGCACATATGTTGTAATTCATATTAACTTTAACTAGGTTAGACTCAGGTCTAGTCATGTTTTTAGCTAACTCCCATTGTAATAGATTTTCGTGACCTAGTATTTTAGCTCCTGAGTATAACACCTCAATTGATCTAGAGACTCTATCAAATTTATCATTAGGTGCTGGGTTGAAAGTGTCTGGCTTTTCTAATGCTTTTTCTAAACCAGTGGCTGTTTCTTTTATTTTAAATACTTGTTCACTATAAGTTTTATACTCAAAATAAAGAACATAAACACTATTGTTATCATCTCTACCGTTCCAGTCGTATATATAATTACTATTACCAGGGTATTTTTGTATCTTTTCTAGCTCATCTGGCGTTAAGTTTGGAAATTCTTGTTTAAGATCAGCTAAACTAATTCTTTTAACTTCACCAACATACCATATGTCTTCAAAGTTAGGATCTTCAGTATAAGAATATACTAATCTAGCTGGATCAACATAATCAACAGTAATCCCCTCTGCTTTGTTAAAGTTTGTTTTAGTACAACCTATACCTAAAACAACTAAATCTTGGTTTATTCTTCTCCTAGTTAACTCGTATCTATTTCTGTCTAAAGTGTCGTTTATTAATTCTTCTTCAGCTATTTCAACAGATTGTTTGTAATCAAGCTGCATATGTAATTCTAACTCTTCTTGATTTTGAGGTAAATCTTCTGGATTTTCTGTAGAATACATGTTTAAACCTAAAGTTTGCTGTATGTTTTCTAAATACTCTTTAGTTTCTATATCTCTTAATATTCTATTAGCATACTCTGTTCTCTGCTTTAATGATTCAGGATCTTGAGCAAAAGCTTTTATTTCATACAGTTTTTCAGACATGCCATTTACAACTATGTCTACAAACTTAGGTATTACAGGTACAGGTTTCCAGTCTAAATTTAGATAAGACAAGTCACCGTTTATTGCTAACTCATCTTTGTATTTTTGAACAGCTTGCTCACCCCTAGCATATAACCTTAGGTTTCTAAAATTATTAAAGTTAGTAGAGTATCTATTACCTAAACCAGTTCTAGTTCCACTGAACCATTCGCTTTCTATAGCTTTGCCGACTTGCATACCATAATCGTAGCTTGACTTTACTTCATCAGGAACAACTTGATCTGGAAAAATACTATTACTATCAGTTACAACCATTTATTTTATTATTTGTGAAAAACTTCCTTCGTTATTATATCTTTTAATACCTAGATTTACATTTTTTACTGTTCTATCTGCTACTGGTTTATATAAGTTTTTATTACAAGCCATGATAGCTAACCCAGAACTTATTGTAGCATCGTGCTTTGTTCTATTATTTATGTTAAACTTTGCCCAGTCTTCTAGGGTTTTTTGGAAATACATATCTCCATATTCATTTTGTTTTAATCCTACATATGTTTCTATGTAAGACTCTACAGCAGCGGCGTGCGCTTGCTTAATATCTTCACTTGAGTTAGGTATGCCACCTATTTCTTTCTCAGTTGTGGATAGTTTATTCCAAATTTTATCAGGACGATTCATAGAATAACCTCTGTAACCTCTTCGTTTTAAATAATATAAAAACCTAGGTTTGTTATTTTCAGCAAGTATAGGCAAACCATAAAATACCATAGCCATAAGAACTTCTTCAAAGAATATTTCAGCTGTTTGCGGTCTTGATATGTATTCTAAAAAGAAATGATTAGGCGGAACATCTTCCATTGAAAACTTTGTAAGTCCATGTAGTGCTCCATTAGAACCTTTACCATCTACAGTACCTGATATATCGTAACTATCAAGCCCAAATGCTCCAACATGTTCATTACCAGGATATTTTACTCCATTTTTTAATATCACTCGGTTTTGTAAATTTTTAGGTGGTACCCATGAAACTAAAAACCTACCATTATTATTTGGAACAAATATAACTTCACTATCTTTAACACCATTAACCCATTGAAAACTTCCTTTAGTAATGCTATTAATGTTGTTTATTTCTTCGTTATAGTCTATTTGCTCATATATCTTAGTTAAGTTAAATAAACTATCTTTCGTTTCGTCTCTAAAAGCATGCTGCTCTGTTCTTGGAAACTGTCTATAATACTCATTTAAACTATCGCTGTCTGACTTAAGTCCTTCGACTTCGTTTTGCCAATGTTCGATAACTCCTGTTGTAATTTCATAACCATCAACTCCTTTGACTTTACCTTCTGCTCTAACGAATACAGGTAATCCATAAGTATCGATGAATCCTTCGTAGTTCCATTCCATAGGAATGAACAAGCTATAGAGCCCAGAAGTTGTTTGTCCGTTTCTATTTCTTTTAGTAACGTCTGAATTGTAGTAAAGTTTTCTAAAATTTTCTCCACCTTTATCTAATGCGTTTGAAGTTGAGCCCATCATACATTTACCTACAACTCTAGATCCTAGACGCAATGTAGTTTTTGTAACCCTCCAGTTATTTAATATATTATCAGGTCTTTCCCATTTACCACTTTCATCATGAGCTAATAGTTTTAGCTTTTCACCATCGTAAGAGTTATCACCAGTATTTTTCCAATCAATAGTCGTATCAAGACCTTCTAATTCTCTTAATTGCTCGTTATTTTCAAGCTTTCTTCTTGTTAGTTTTGATGCGGGAACCCTATAAGCCAACTCAGTTTTAGGTCTGTCCATACCGTCTTGGATTGGTTTGAAAAAGAAAGGGTAATTAACGGATATTGGGACAACTTTATCCGTAAACATTTTTTTGGCATCTGCACCAGACTTGGACAATATACCGAATCTAGCATCGGAAGATATTGTAGCTTGGTTGACAAGTTCTGCACTTGACATAAAAGAGAATCCAGATCGTCTGTTTTTGAGATAACACATACCGTAACATCTTGTATCTGCTTTACATGCTTCCCAAAATATAAAGAAGAGTCTGTTTGATTCTCTATAATCTGGTGCTCCAACGTCGATCTTTGACCACTGCAAGTACATGTAATGAGTGCCAGTAATGTAAGTAACAATACCGTTATTATAAAACCAAAATCCTTTTTCTCGTCTATTAAATTCATCATCTATATAATCGTACCATTTTTCTTTAAAATCTGACGGATATTCTTCCCAGTCAAATCTTGATTTAATTCTATTTAATTCTTTTGGGTATTCTTGTTTTTCCCAATATTGTTCTGCTTTTTTTTCGCTTCGTTTAAACGGTTCATCTGCTGCTGGTAAAGCAATCCTGAGATTTTGTATTTCAATGATTTGTCCAATTTTACCTGTTTTACTTATTACTATAAAATCATAATCAGAGTTATAACCATACTCCCATTTTTTAAACCTGTTGTTCTTAGCTAATATTTTAGGGTTAACAACATCTTTAATTTCTTTCCAAAGCGTCTGCTCGTAACTCACTTGCTTCTTCCTTCAGCAAATCCTTTAAAAGTTTTTTCACCTTTATCTTTAGGATTACTATTTAACATTTCTTCTTCTTCTTGTATTCTAGTCAATATTTCAAAAGCATCCATTATAGCTAGCTTTTTAGTAGCGGCAGCATTTTTAAGTCTGTCAGCGCTTACATCGTCATCTGAGTCTACGATCTTTTCTTTTGCTACCTTAATAAGTTCTTCAATAGCTTTTTGCCCAGCTTGGATTATTTTCTTCTTCGTTTCCTTGGTATTCATGCGTTAAAGCTATATCATTTGATTTCATACAATAAAGTCGTTCACCTTCTATAATAAACTCAAATTCAGAGTTAGGGGTGAATGTAATAAGCGCTCCAGGTGTAATTCCTAGAGCTTCTAAGGCATTATTAGTATATTTTACTATACCAACATTAGGCTGCTCTTTTCTGCACTCTAATAAGTTTTTATTTTTAAGCGGTTTTACAAAGCAATAATTTAAATGTGGTTTTAAATTGTACATATAGATTTGCTCAGGAGCCACAAAGTATAGATCATCTTTAAAATAAGTTGAACTATTACGTTCTCTACCTTTTTGATCATACCATCTTCTAAATATATTATGATGAATATACAATTCATCTCCTATATTTATTTTAGTAGTGTAAGCTGCAGGCGTTTCAACTACTACAGCTTTTTTACTAATAAACCTATGATTTTCAATGCTAGTATTGATAATAAGGTTGCCACCATCAACTCTTCGTATATTGTCATATCTTTCGTTTAATGGCTTAACAATAAAGTAATATAAACTTTTCATTAATATTTAAGATCGTACTCTACAGATATTGACATATTAGCATTGAACTTTTTCCAAGGTAAAACTTCATTGTTTTTAGTTATATAAATATTATACGACTGATCCTTGTCTTCAAAAAGAATATCACTAATAGTATGTCCACCATATACTTCTTGACCAGTTGAATAATGCATTGCATCATTTTTATAGTCTGAACCTATACTAATCTTCCTTATCTTTGACATCTACTTTGGTGTAAGTTCCATCTTCTAAGTTAATCTCTACTGGACCATATTCTTTTTCTAGCTTCTCTTTATAGTCTTCTATATCTTTATTAACTTTAGCTATATCATGTAAAAAGCCGTGCTTTTGACTTTCTAGCAGGCCAATGTTATGAACTAGTTTATTTAACTGTTCTTGTTGATCTTGAATAGTTTTTAATTCTTCTTCTTTAATTTTCATTTGATTTGATTTAATTATATTTATTTTATTCTGGTGGATCTGGTATTGGGTCAGGTGTTATACCATGCTTCGCTAACTCAGCTATCCACTCGTCTTCATCTATAGTTTCATCAATAAACCATTTAGATAAAAGCTTTTGATGAGGATCTACAAATCCATAACCTTCAACCACTTCTTTCATTGAGTTTTCATAAGCTATCCAATAAGTTCTGATAGCAGGGTTGTCTATAGGAATATTACCACTCATAATACTTTTTTACATTTATTCTTCTTCTTCTTCTGGATCTGGATCAATACCATGTTGTAATAAAACACTTTTCCACACAGCTTCATCTACATAGCTAGTTACATAATGTATTGTATCTAACCTAGATTCAGTAGCTACATAACCGTAGTTATTTACAGTCGTCTCAGTGTCATCTTCCCAGGTAATCCAATACAAAGGAGGATTTGGAAAAGCTATACTATTAATCATAAGTCAGGTGTTATGCCAAGTTCAGCTAGTCTAACTAACCACTCAGCTTCGTTATAATAAAAAGGATCATTGTCAGGTAAGCCGCTATTAACTCCACTTCCAGTTTCTGCTTTGCCATAATGTATAACAGATTTATCATTATTATATGTTATCCACCAAGTATCTTGTGTTGCTGATATTATATTAATCATAATTAAGTTGTTACAGTTCCATTAAAAGTCCACCCAGCGCTTGCGTCAGATACAGTAAAGCCTGACCATGTTGCACTAGTTGGACCGTTAGCTTGTGACCCTCCACTTCCAGAGTGCTGAGCACCTTCTTCGTCTTGAAGTTCCCAAACGCTTTCGTCTGTATTATACACGAATTTAAGAGTGCTATCACTTTCATTTATATATTGACCAGTAGCGTAATCATAATAATAAGTACCATTAAATCCACTTAACCCACTTACACTAACATCTAATGATAAATAACTTCTAGCTCTACCAGCATTAGCAAATCCGCTACCGTAAGTTCTTGTAGAATCATAGTTAGGGACTGTTGCACCGTCGCTATTTATTACAGCATATATTCCCGTTGGGCTTTTACCAGCTGCATTAACATCATTAGCCCATTTAACTATTTGATCTGTATAGTTGGCGACAGATAAGCCACCAGCCGCAGAAGCACCTCCCCAGCTATGTAGCGCATAAGTGCTCCATTGACCTACGTTCCAGTTTAAGAAAACGTTAACGTTTGTTCCAGCTATAACTCTAGTTAAGCTGCTTGCTCTACTAATGTCCCAAGCTGTATATTGCGTACCATAAGGTGAATTACCAGCTGTTATAGTTTTAGTTGATATGTCTTGGGCAAATGCTGTAGCACCTTTAAGCATGTAGTTAAAAGCTATAGTACCTGTTGATTTAAATTTCCATTTACCAATATCTTGATTAAATGACGTATTATCTCTAAACATTTCTCTAAAATCAGTTACATTGTCAACGTCCCAAGCAACATAATCGCTACCGCTATATGAAGAAGCAGCAGGAACTAAATTAGTGTTTAAAGGTTTATTATAACCAGAGTTTTCAAACATTTCATACATTGTAGTAGCACTTGATGTGTTCCAATTTGATAAACCATTGGCATTGCTACCACAATTGAAGCTAGTAGCACCTTTAAAAACTGAACCCATATTACTAACACTTGACGTGTTCCAAGCCCAATATGCTGATCCTGTTGGTGAATTACCAGCTGTAATGTATTTAGTACTTAAATCTTGATTAAAACTCGTACAATTTAAAAAAGTATTATTCATATTACCTACGCTAGAAGTGTCCCATTTGGATATATCTACATTAAAACTAGTACAACCATCAAAAGTAACATATAGTGCCGTAAGCTGACTTACGTCCCAATTACCTATAGATCCGTTAGAGTTTACTAAGCTAGTACAAGATCCAAAGGAGTGCGTAAGGTTTGTATTGCTAGTAATAACAGGGCCATCAGTAGCTGTAACATCAAGGTTTGAACAAGTTTTAAAAGCACTAGCCATACTCACCCAAGAAGTACTTCCCCATTGCGTTATGTTTTCTACAGCAGCTCTAGAAGTTGCATCTAAGTTATCATCAAATCTAAATCCTGTACAATAAGCTGAATCTGAACCTTGATTTAATTCTATTTCATAAATTACATCAGAACCTGTACTGTTAGTATAGGTATGGGTTGGTATAGAATTAACAGCACTTATAGTACTTGACTGACCATCACCCCAATTTATAGTAGCGTTAACGTTGCTAGGACTCATTATTTTTGCAAACGAAAAGTTTAATCCTCCATTAGGAACTCTTACTTGTATTTTAAATGGATTAAAAGGAACAATTTTACCACCATCTATAACATTATATCCAGCATTTACCATGTTAAATCTACCTTTAGCAGGATTAGTTGTATCTACAGTAAATGTGTTTTGTTCAGTTTGGAGATTTATACCGGGAGATATTGTTACAGAACTAGCACTATTAAAAGTTGTTATTTTAGCTTGTTGACCGCTGTTTGTACCACTAGTTAGAGTTACAATACCCCCTACCATTGAAGAGGTAAAAGGGCTTCCACCAGCTACAAGATTAGTACTTGATCCATTAACAGTTGCCGCGCCAATGACAGCATTATTTCCTGTATATTTAGAAGTTGTTGAAGCTGTTGCAAACTTATAATTTAAGTTTATATTGACATTGCTATTTGTATAAGAAGTAATATTAGCATGTTGACTATAGAAAAAGTCTAACAAAACTGTACCATCCTCACAACTTGATCCTCTATTGTAAAGCCAAGTAACAGTTTCTCCAGCGTCTATATTTGAAAAATCAGCTGATGCTGGTAGAATAGTTTGACCCTGCCTTCCGTATTGATTACCATTATTCGCAAACACTTGGTTCATTTTCTTTAAGTTGGTTAAATTCCAACCTGATACATCAGCATCTAAATAGTAAGTATAAGTTGAATTACCTCCCCAGTTGGTATTAAAACTACTAAGTGCTGTAACTTTTTGTACGTCCCAAGCTGTATACGTAACTGGATTAGTAGTTCCTAGAGTTACAGATCTAGTTTTCACGCCATTAGCAACTACTCTATTAGCACAAGAACCAGCATTTCCTGGCGAAGTCGCATTTAAACTCCATTGAGTATTTGCACCTCCTGTAAATTGATTAAAACTAACATCTACCGTAGTATTAATCTGCCATTTGTCAATATTTAAATTAGCTCGATTACTACCATAAAGCATGTAAGCAAAATTAGTAACATTACTAACGTCCCAAGCTATGTACTCATTAGCTGTTCCTTCGTTTACAACTTTTGTATTTAAGTATTCTTTAGATCCACAACTACTGCCAAACCATGCGTAACTTCCAAAGCTCACTAAGTTTTCTAAAGAGTCTGTTCTCCAATTTTGAAACTGCTCTAAAGTATCACAGCCGTGTCCCCCATACAAAGCAAACATGCCATACATTGATGTAACATTTCTAGTATCCCATTGATCAAAACCTTTACCGCTAACTAATATATTAACTGTATTTTGATAGCCAAATAAACCTTGAAGGTCTATAACTTTACTTATATCCCAATTTGAAACATTACCACTAAAAGTCCAAGCAGTACTACTACCTGCGCTACTTCCAGTTTTCGTATTATAGAAGCCATCAAACATGTATCTAATTCTATTATCAGTTCCTGTAAATGTAGGAGCATCGGTAGCAGCATAGTCAAAAGTGTTTCCAGCTCCATCTGGACCAGGTATTTGGAACCTATGCAATGGATCAGTTTGACCACCTGTGCCTGATAAATTACCTCTATTACTACACCAAATGTAAGATCCCCAAGCATCAAAGCTCTTAAGTTTTAAATATCCGTAAAATCTATTTACTGGAAAAACATAACCTTGTCCCCATATTCTTATTTGGTAATCTCCAGCTGAACCATAAGTATGTGTAATTGTTTGTGTTGAGTTATCTATAGTTTGATAACCATTGTCTCCCCATGATATTGCTATATCATCTGTAACTTGACCAGTGACATAAAAAGGAAGTTTCATTAAAAGATCATTAGCTGTTCCATGAGAAGTATCAATAGTAAACTTCATTGGATAATCTGAAACTATATTAACTTCATTATAACAACCATTAGCATATGTACATCTTATAGTAGTGCTACCTACGTAGCCTGAGCTCTGTGTTATAACACCAGTTAATTGATCTACTGGCATATTAGTATTAGTAGAACTAAAGTTACGATCTGCTAAAGGCGGCAAAACTGTAGGAGTGATAGAAGTTTCAGTAGGTTCTATGTGATAACTTGAATACTGGAATGGCAACGCAACATCTGGACTAGCTAATTGGATATTCCAGCCTTTTGTGTTAGTAAAATAATCAACATCAGATCTTACTACAGAAGGTGCTCCAGTTACTTTACATGAATAAAAATCTACAGTTACATTGCTATTATCATTAGTAGCTCTTAATCTTCTGAAAAAATTATCTACTTGACAAGTAGATAATACCTGACCTGAAAAAGCAACCCAAGTTCCAAAAACAGTTAAAGAGCTAAAATCTGCATTTGTTGGAAATGTAGCATTAGTAAATGGAGTTGCTGAAGCATTGTAGTTTATAGCATAAAGCATACCACTTACACTTGTCATAGATGACATATCTACATTACTTCCTATATTTACTTCAGTAAGTCCTTGTGCAAAATACCAAGTACTTTGAAAATTAGCTGGTTTTACAGTTGTAGGATTAAAATTAAATATAGAATTACTACCTGTACCTATAGTTCTAAATTCTCTAAAAGCGTTAGCAAAGCCAACTGTGTTAGTGCTAGAAAAAGTAACATTAGAAAAGTCAGGAGTATTTGTTGATCTGTGACCACGCATAAATGACGATAAACCAATAGTATCAGATGATAGTAAGTTTGAAAGATCAAGACCATTTAAATTTGGACATACTCCAAATTCAGAGTCTTGTAAGCCATTTCCAAACAAATTAAATGCTTCATGAACATAGGTAGGTGTAAGGCTAGCTACAAACGTATTAGAGAAATTGTCATTAGGATTAATTCTCATTAAAGTAGCGCCACTAAACATTCTATATATACTCGCGTTACCAGCGCAAGCTCCCCAAGTACTAAGGCCTTCTAGCTCATATACTTTACAAGAACCAAAAGCACTAGCAAAATTATTTACTTTAGAAACATCAAAATTAGTTAATTTTATTTTAGAACCATTTTGTGATGTTAAAGAGCTATTAACACTATTAAAACTTGGGAACTGTTGATTAGGCCAATTCCATCCAGATACATCTAAAGTTCCGTTTACTGTTGCTGCAGCAAACAAATCAGTAGCATAAAAACTATTTAAAGCACTATCAAAATTCCAGTTAGATAAATTTGACCCATCTTTAAATTTAGCTGATTGAAACCATTGTCTTCCAGGAGCATTACTAGTTCCAGTAAAGTCTAAACCAGACATTTTAAATTCGCAACCGTTAGTAGTATTGCTACCTACCAAGTTGAAAGAATAATTAGAAGCAGCAGTTGAAGAACCAGGAAGTTTAGATCCTGTTAAATTTAACAACTCTAAATTAGTGCAGTTTTGAAATAAGTACCTCATTTCACAACCAAGTGATAAATCCCAGTTTTCACATAAAGCTTCAGTAAGCCCTGCGCAATTATAAAATAAATACTCTATATTACAATTAGCTGCACCAATTAATTTAGTGTTTTCAATATTAGTTAAATTAGAACAAGTGCTGAAAGCAAATGCCAATTTTTTCCAAGGTCTTTCACCCCAAGATATAACTTTCTTTACTTTGTCTTTGCCGCCAGTAACTGCAAACTCATCACAATAACCGGTATCTAATTTATTATTTATAGCAACAATACCAGCTGTAGCATCAGGTGCCACTATAGTGCCATTATTACCTGAAAAGCTTTGACTACTTCCGTTAGGCCACTTTATAGTAAAGCTTCCACCACCAGAAGCAGCGTGAGCTTTAATAGTGACTTGTCCATCTACTTCAAATTGAAACTCATAAGCTCCTGTAGCCCAACCTGGCCTACCTGGTCCTGGTTTATTAGATAAATCGGGGATAGGCATCCCCAGTCCCATAAACATACTATCTTAATATAATGCGATTAACTCTCCTCCAGCTGCAACTAATGTAACACTAGAAGCTGTAATGTGCGTAACTAGTACTGGTAGAAACGATCCAGCAGTAACTCCTTTAAACTGAACTTCAGTACCACCTTCCATTTTAACAGTTAAATCCATAGGAGCGCCAATATATAAAGCTACTCCAATAGTATCAGTATTAGGTATTCTATCACCTAAAGTATATCCAATACCTCCATTAGCTACAGTTTTACCTAAGTCTACAGCATCGTGAGCAAAAACCCTTGGTTGTGCATTTTGATTACCTTCTAATCCTCTTATTGCCATTTTATTTATTTATTTATTTTTGTAATTTTTTCAGCACCTCTAGATCCAAAGTATGCTACATATACTGTAACCAGTAACGTTTTTAATAAGTTTATCCA